CATGTTGGAAAACGCTAAAAGACCAAAAAACTTAAGAATTGGTATTGCTCGTCAGTTCAGTCCCGAAGATGGGTTTGATGACTTACAAGAATTCGAAAAGGACAAAAGATTTAGAATCCTAAATATCCCTTATCAAGAAGCTGAGGGTGTTTGTTGGGCTCGTAATCTCGTACAACAATTATATCAGGGTGAAGAGTACACCCTACAAATTGATTCTCACATGCGTTTCGCACCTAATTGGGATGACGAAATGATTAAGATGATTAAACAACTTCAGAAGAAGGGACACAAGAAACCACTTCTCACGGGTTATGTATCTTCTTTTGACCCTGATAATGACCCTGCGGGTAGAGTTCAAGAACCATGGAGAATGGCATTCGACCGATTTATCCCTGAGGGTGCGGTATTCTTCCTTCCTGAAACAATTCCAGGTTGGCAAGATTTGAAAGAACCTGTACCGGGTCGATTCTATTCCGCTCACTATTGTTTCACTTTGGGACAATTCTCAACAGAGGTACAACACAACCCTGAATACTATTTTCATGGTGAAGAAATCTCTATCGCCGCTAGAGCATACACTTGGGGTTACGACTTATTCCATCCACAAAAAGTTTTGATTTGGCACGAGTACACTCGTAAGGGAAGGACCAAACAATGGGACGATGACAAAAAGTGGGTTGATAGAAACAACAAATCACACCTCCTCAATAGAAAACTCTTTGGTATGGACGGTTTAGAACAAGAAGGTCACGATGGACCTTATGGTTTTGGTACTGAAAGAACTCTTCGTGACTACGAAAAATATTCTGGTTTATTGTTTGAAAAACGTGCGGTCCAGCAATACACATTGGAAAAACATTATCCACCAAATCCTTACAATCACGAAAGTGAAGAAGAATGGAAAAAACACTTCGCTTCGGTATTCAAACATTGTATTGATGTAAATTACGCATCTGTTCCTGAGAAGGATTATGATTTTTGGGTTGTCGCATTCCACGGACCAAATGATGAAACTTTGTTCAGAAAAGATGCTGATAAACATGAGATTGCTCGTATGATGAATGACCCTGATGGTTATGGTAAAGTATGGAGAGAATTCCAAACTGAAACTAAACCAACCTATTGGGTTGTATGGCCTTACTCCGAATCGAAAGGTTGGTGTGAGCGACTCACCGGCACATTGTAATTAATGAGGAATAAAATTTTCATTACAGGATTCTTACATAGCGGAACTACAATTCTGAGAGCTAAAATTTCTGATTGCGAAAACGTTTTTAGTCAAATAAGAGAGTCACAAACACCTAAAGAAGATTCCTACGAAGAATATCTATCATCGGGTAAAAAATTTTTTCTTTGGAAAGACCCGATAATAAGAAATAGTTTGTATAATACAGGGTTTCCAAATAGGAACGATAGTCCATTTCAAGATTGTCATATCATTTTTTTGGTTAGAAATCCATTTTATGTTTTTTCTTCCTTACAGAGAAGAGGTGCTGGAATAATCAATCAAGATTTTCACAGGTTTCAGGATTGGGAAAAATCGGCATACAAATTTTTAGAAGTTCGAGAAAAAAAACATGAAGATACATACACAATAAAATATGAAGAATTTTTTGATGATGAGTATCAAAATTTAAAAAAAATAATGACTCAGATTGGTTTGGCTTACCCTGAAGATATTTTTGAAAATAGAAAGAAGGATTATTATCATGATTTTCTAAGAGAAGTACCTGAAACACCTGAAAAAACACCGAGTAAGAATTCACACCATAGGACGTGGCAAATAAATCAGAATTTTGAAAATTTTAATTTGAATTCAAAAGTAGAATTAACACCTGACCTGTATGAGCAAATTTGTAGTTCATCCGTTTTACCATTGTTGGATTACGAAATTTTAGAAAACAACCCAATATGAAAAAAATTGCATTTCACTCTAATCAATTAGGTATAAGAGGTACTGAAGTTGCCATGTACCAATACGCAAAATATAACGAAGAAATTTTAGGTAATAAAAGTGTCATAGTTAGTTTTCCAAATAGGGACCATGGAGCAATAGAAAAATTCAGGGAGCGTTTTGAAGTTGTTTTAATGGAATGGTGTGAATATGAAACTTATCTTACACAAAATAATTTTGACTATCTATACTTGATAAAAATGGGTACAAACGATGGATATTGTCTTCAAACAATTCCATGTTTAATTCATGCTGTTTTTAGGTTCAATGACCCACACGGTCACAAATATTTTTACGTGTCGGATTGGTTGGCTAAGGACCAAGGTTATGACCCCGAAACGTATTCTCTTCCACACATTTGCGAAAAACAACCTGAGGCTGAGTATAATTTCAGAGAGAAACATAATATTCCCGAAAATGCTCGTGTGTTTGGGTGTTATGGTGGTTCCACAGAATTTAATATTGAATCAACTAAACAAGCTATTCGTAAGGTTGTCGAAGAACATGATGACATATATTTTATCTTCATGAATATTCAAGAGTTTGCAGACCATCCTCAAATCAAGTTCTATCCAGGTAACTATGATTTGAAAGAAAAATCTGCCTTTGTAAACGCTTGTGATGCCATGATTCACGCTCGTAGAGGGGGTGAAACTTTTGGATTGGCAGTTTCTGAATTTGCTCTTTCAAACAAACCTGTAATTACGTATGAATTGTCAGGTGAAAGGAGTCACTTGGATATTTTAGGCGAAAGAGCAATTCTTTATAAAGGGTATGAAGATTTATTAGATATTTTTGTAAATTTTCCTTTATACATAAAGTACACGGATTATGATTTACCGTATAAACAATTCAGTCCTGAATTGATTATGAAAAAGTTTGAAAAATTATTATGAAAAAAATTTTAGTTTCTGCAATTTCTTTTGTTAACGAAAGAAAACAAGGGTCTGAAATCTATACAAGATTCGCGAAAAGACTTATTGATGATGTCATTAAAAAAACACCATGGGACGTTATGGTATCGACTAACCGTCCTGATTTGTTTGATGATGTAACAAACCCAAATGACAGAGTTTTCATAAAAGAAGACAAATTAGAAAACCATAAAACTCATGTTGGAGCGTTCAATCAACTTTTGAAGTTCTCAGCAATTAAAGATATCAATTCATCGTATGACTATGTTCTCTATATGGATTGTGACGCAGGTTTTACAGAAGATGTTAATGTAGAGGACGTTGAACGAATGATTAATCATTGGGAAAGTCTTGGTTATGATATGGTTGCTTTGAGAACTGACGCAACATATGATTGGGCTGAAAAAGAATTCAAGGAAACTACGGACTTCAACAGTTGGCCCAAACCGTTGTTTAACTCTAAGTTTTTATTCTATGGAATACATCCTGAATGGAGTGGTGCTAAATTACCTTCGGAACACGTTTTTTTGGTTAAGAATAACGAACGATTGTCTGAAATGGCAAAACATTTTGAGAACTTCTGTACTCAGTTTGAAACTCAAGATGAAAATCATCCAATAACTTACGACATGGAAGCATTTGAAATCGGTGTATCGGCTCATTTGGCGGGAATCAACATGGGTGAAATGGGGTGGGGAAATCAAATACAAATCCTAAAAGTTGGATTTAACGCTAACAATTGGGAAAAGGTAAAAATTTAATATGATTATCAAAGAAAAAAAAGTAGATGGTTTGGTGTTTTATATGATAGACACCGATTGGAGTGGTGCCAGTTTACTACAACATGAAAAGTATTGGGAACCTCATATTACAAAAGTGTTGGATAGAAATCTTAAATTGGATTCGGTTCTTGTCGATGTTGGGTCAAATTATGGGTGGCACTCAATTATGTCTTCATCAAAATGTGGAAAAATTTATAGTTTTGAACCACAAAAATTGATGTTTGAAATACAATTATCAAGTATAACAAAAAATAACATTACAAACATTGAAGTTTTCAATTGTGGATTAGGTGAAGAAAATAAAGAATCTGAAATGAATCCAATTGACTATGAGTTTTCTGTACATATTGGTGATTTATCTGTGGGTTCTGGTGGAGAAAAAATACAAATAAAAAGGATGGATTCTATTATAACCGAAAAAGTTGATTTTATCAAAATTGATGTACAGGGTTATGAAAAATACGTACTTTTAGGTTCTGAAGAAATTATTAAAAATTATAAACCTACGATAATAATTGAAATTGAAAGTCATCAACTGCTTCGTTTTAATTATTCACTTCAAGAGTTATTCGATTTGATTCGAAGTTTTGGATATTATATTTTTTTCTTAGATTATTTTTATCCTTCTGACCATATATGTGTACACCAAGATAAATTAGAGGATTTTAAAAAACATAATTCAGAATTTATCAAACCCAATGAAACTAATAATGAATTAAACCATAATCTTTATTTTGGTGTCACCGAAAAAATTGTTCAATAATGAAAAAAGTTCGTATATCCGCTAATTGGGACACTTCTGAAAATCTTACCAAAAGATTGTTGTACCAATTTAAAACAGATGAAAAAGACACCTCAAATATAGAATTTGTATATGATGATTCGTATGATGTGATTGTTTTTTTTAATCACATTAATTCACCAATAAAAAAGGGTTCAAAAGTATTTGTATTCCCACACGAACCTACTTGGGCGGGCTCCCATCAATTGAATTTCCCCGCCAACGAAGACATAACAGTTTTTGGATTTGACAAAAAATTTTACAATCCTTCAGAACTTTGTGATGAATCACCCGCTTATACCTATTATGGAGGTCGTGGTCCTTGGATGGATAAAGAAGAGGATTGGAATTACAAAACGCTAATTAAAATCAATCCTGTTAAGACAAAAAACATTTCTTCAGTAATCACAAAATTGAATTCAGATGACATAAATCCTGAAGGTTGCTCCTACAGAAGTCGTCATGACTTGAATCAATTTTTAATTCACCATGCCCCATCGATTGATTTCTATGCAGGTTGGGAATTTAAAAATGAACCTGAAAAAAAACATGCCGTTGAATCCTACCGATTTAATATTGCTTTAGAAAATCAATTTACTAAAAATTGGATTACAGAAAAATTTTACGACTCAATACTTTATAATACCATTCCGATTTATTTTGGGTGTACTAACCTGAAAGAATTGTATCCTGAGTGTGGTTATTTTGTATTCGAAGATGTAACAAACCACAAACAATGTTTGGATTTAATTAACCATATTGAAACTAACGCAGAGGACCTTTACGAAAAAATGTTACCTGAGGTAATAAAAATAAAACAAAAATACTTTAACAACTACAATTTGTTGAAAAAAATTAATAATTTATGCAATGATGGAATTTGAAGACAAAGTTTATAAAAAATGTAACTTGGAACACAACGATAGTATTTCAACTTACAATGGTTGGGCTGCCCAACAAAATTACAAAGCTTTTGAGGTTTTTCACAACTTCATTCAAAATGTTAAACCTAAAAGAATTTTAGAAATTGGAACATCAATTGGAGGATTCACACAATTTTTGAAATACACTTGTGATAATTTAGAATTGGGTACTCACATCATTTCTTTAGACATTCATGAAAAACATTGGTACTCAGACATAATTGAGATGGGTGTTGACCTTAGGTTAGAAAACATCTTTTTGGATAACTTCCAAGACATTCCTCAAGAATATAAAGATTTTATTCAAGGGGATGGGGTTACTATTGTTCTATGTGATGGTGGTGACAAAGTAAGAGAATTTAATTTGTTGTCTAAGTTTTTGAAACGTGGTGATTACATCTTAGGACATGACTACGCTTTTAACAGACAAGTTTTTGAAGAGTCTGTTTATCAAAAAATTTGGAATTGGCACGAACTATCAGAATCTGACATTTTATCCTGTTCTCAAGAAAATAATTTAGTTGATTACAATCGTGAGATTTTTGAATCGGTTGTATGGGTTTGTAAAAAAAAATATTAATATGTCAGTTACATTAGTCACAGGTTTGTGGAATATCAAAAGAGATTCTTTGGCAGAAGGTTGGTCAAGGAGTTTTGAACACTATTTAGAAAAGTTTGACCAACTTCTTAAAGTGGAAAATAACATGATTATTTTCGGAGACCCTGAGTTGGAAAGTTTTGTTTTTGAAAGAAGAAGTAGAGAAAACACTCAATTTATACCTCGGTCTCAAGATTGGTTTAAAAATGAGATTTACGATAAAATTCAAAAAATAAGAACCAACCCTTCTTGGTATAATCAGTCAGGTTGGTTACCGGAATCGACACAAGCTAAGTTGGAAATGTACAATCCACTTGTAATGTCAAAAATGTTTTTGTTGAATGACGCTCGTATCATGGACCAATTCAATTCCCAATACATGTATTGGATTGATGCCGGAATTACAAACACCGTACATTGGGGTTACTTCACTCACGACAAAATACAAAACAAATTTGATAAATTATTTTCTAAATTTGGGTTTATTGCATTTCCATACAAAGCAGAAACCGAGATTCATGGATTCACATATCCTAAGATTAATCAATACGCAGGTTCCGATGTAAAGTTAGTTTGTAGAGGAGGTTTTTTTGGTGGTAGTAAAAGTGTCATTGGTGATGTAAATGGAATTTACTACAACGTATTACAATCCACACTCAATGAAGGATATATGGGTACTGAAGAATCTCTTTTCAGTATTATGTTGTACAGACACTCTGATATGTTTGATTACTACGAGATTGAAGATAATGGTCTGATTGGTAAGTTTTGTGAAGATTTAAAAAATGACAAACACGTTTTAAAAAATGTTAATGGAGTTTCAAATTACAATAAATTGAATATTGATAACACAGCACTTTATGTTATTACCTTCAACAGTCCGAATCAATTTGAGACACTAATGAAGTCGATGGAAATCTACGACCGAAATTTTATTGACAAACCAAAAAAATTCTTGTTGGACAATTCCTCTGATTTGTCAACCACAGAAAAATACTTAGAGCTTTGTAATCAATATAATTTTGAACATATCAAAAAAGATAACTTAGGTATTTGTGGTGGTAGACAATGGATTGCAGAACACGCTCAAGAAAATGATTTTGATTTTTATTGGTTCTTTGAAGATGATATGTTTTTTTACAAAGGGCAAGACCAAGTTTGTAGAAACGGTTTCAACAGACATGTGACCGACATTTATAACAAATCTCTTGAGATTACCAAAAATAATTCTTTGGACTTTATCAAATTGAATTACTCCGAATTTTATGGGGATAATGGAGTTCAATGGTCATGGTACAACGTACCTCAACACAAAAGAGAGGAGTACTGGCCTGAAAAGCCAACTCTACCTGTACAGGGGTTAGACCCGAATGCCCCGAGAACTAAGTTCAATCAAATGTTTTCCTATAAGGGAGTTCCGTTCTCAATTGGTGAAGTATATTATTGTAATTGGCCCCAAGTGGTTTCCAAGTATGGTAATGAAAAAATGTTCCTTACAACCAAATGGGAAAGACCTTTCGAACAAACTTGGATGAGTTACATCTTCCAAGAAACTAAGTCGGGCAATATTAAACCAGGTTTAATGATGATTACCCCCACCGAACACGACAGATTTGAGTTTTATGAAGCGGGGTTAAGAAAAGAGTCCTAACAAAGTATTTATCTTTGTATGGAATTTTTTATCAGAAAAAACGCAACATTGCCTGTTTTGAAGATGCAGGTTGTTAAAGATGGTAGAACGGGTTACTTAGAAATAATGGAGTCATTAGAGAGTGCCACCATTTATTTTTCTATGATAAACACCGAAACAGGTATTCCAAAAATTGTTTCCGCACCTTGTTATATTGTTAGTTTGATATTGGCAGATGGAGCTCCAACTGAGTATTACATCTACTACAGGTTCACCTCAAGAGACACAAACACGACAGGAAGATATACAGGTCAATTCTTGGTTAAGAACAACGATGGTAATTTAATTATGCCTATCAGAGAGGACCTTTATATCAATATCGAGGACAGCTTCATTTCTGAGACTGGGTGTTGTTAATTGACCTGAGAACAAATCTTTTCTATATTTACAGTTGAATGAGTAAGACAAACTCCACATGGTGTGGAAGATAATGTGTCACTCGGAAAAAACTGTATTATGACAACACCTGAGGATATCAAAGCATTCTTGGAGGGTAACGACCCTGAAGAATTTATAGTGTCGTGTGAATTCGACTACGTATCAGATTCAATTTATAAAATCAAAGAAATTCCTGGCAAGGGAAAAGAAATCCGTAAGGATACGTTCATTCCTTTTTGTTGGGTGGGAGACCTTCGGGGTCTTAATTTCTACAACAATTCCAAGGGAGCCCAAAAGGAAGCGATGACCAAACATGGGATTGTTATTACCAAATTGGATACTCATGGTGATGAACGTATGGAACAAGGTCTGACTTACATGGTCAAGTCTTTAAAAGGTTATCGTAGTCTAATTCAGTTTTTTCGTGAAGGTAATTGTGACCCATGGGGTGAAAAGTCCCGTGACAAAATCCTTATTCTCCCCCCTGTAGAACAATACTTTATATCAAAAGAAAAACGATTGTTCAAAGGATATGAAGATTATGACGATGTGACTCGTTTGGTATTTGACTTGGAGACGACCTCTCTTGAACCCAAGGACGGTCGTATCTTCATGATTGGTATGAGAACCAATAAGGGTTACAACCGAATCATCGAGTGTATTGATGAGAGTCAAGAAAAACAAGGTATCTTAGAATTCTTCAAGGTTATTAATGAACTCAAACCAAGTATCATTGGTGGATACAACTCCGCAAACTTCGACTGGTATTGGATTTTTGAGCGTTGTAAAATCCTTGGAATGGATATCAGAAAGATTGTTCGTTCTCTTCACCCCGAACATTCAATTTCACAAAAGAAGAATCTTTTAAAGTTGGCAAACGAAGTTGAAGATTTCATGCAGACTTCAATTTGGGGTTACAACGTAATTGATATTATCCACGCTGTTCGTCGTGCTCAAGCGATTAACTCCTCAATCAAATCGGCGGGTCTTAAGTACATCTCTGAGTTTATCAACGCCAAACAACCTGACCGAGTTTATATTAACCACGATAGTATCGGTAAAATGTACACCGAAAAACAAGAGTATTGGTTGAACCTCAAAAATGGTGAATATCGTAAAAAGGGTGATTTTGTAGATTTGGATAAAAAGTTCCCCGATACCTACCTTTTAACAAACGGGGTTGATATCGTTGAACGATATCTACAAGATGACTTGGATGAAACCCTTAAAGTAGATAAAGAATTCAACCAAGGTTCGTTTCTTCTTGCCTCAATGATTCCAACTACATACGAAAGGGTCTCAACAATGGGAACCGCAACTCTTTGGAAAATGTTGATGCTAGCTTGGAGTTATAAACACAATTTAGCAATCCCCGCCAAACAAAGTAAAACCGACTTTGTGGGTGGATTGTCTCGACTACTTAAAGTTGGTTATTCCAAAGATGTTCTCAAACTTGACTTCTCGTCCCTGTATCCTTCAATTCAATTGGTACATGACGTGTTTCCTCAATGTGACGTGACTGGCGCAATGAAGGGAATGTTAAAGTACTTCCGTGATACTCGTATTTTGTACAAAGAACTTGCGGAACAATACTACGAGAGTGACCCCAAACGAGCGGCAACCTACAACAACAAACAACTTCCGATTAAAATCTTTATCAACTCGATGTTCGGTGCGTTGTCCGCTCCTCAAGTATATGCTTGGGGAGACATGTATATGGGTGAACAAATTACCTGTACGGGTCGACAATATCTACGTCAAATGATTAAGTTCTTTATGGCTCGTGGATATACTCCTCTTGTGATGGATACGGACGGTGTGAACTTTTCTTTAGCTGAGGGGGCTAATGAAAGAAAGTACGTTGGTCGTGGACTTAACTGGAAGGTAAAAGAAGGGAAGGTTTATGAAGGTGCAAATGCTGATGTTGCTGAATACAACGATATCTTTATGAGAGGTGAAATGGCTTTGGATACAGATGGGGTTTGGCCGTCGTGTATCAACCTTGCTCGCAAGAATTATGCGGTTATGGATTACAAAGGGAAGATTAAACTTACCGGTAACTCCATCAAGTCAAAAAAACTTCCAGGTTACATTGAAAAATTCTTGGATAAGGGAATCAAGATGTTACTTGAGGGTAAGGGTAAAGAATTCGTTGATTACTACTACGAGTACTTGGAAAGGATTTACAACCATCAGATTCCACTTGCTCAGATTGCTCAAAAAGCGAGAGTTAAGCAAACCCTTGATGACTACAATAAACGTTGTACACAGACCACTAAAGCGGGTTCATTGATGTCTCGTCAAGCACATATGGAACTTGCAATCCACCATAAGATGAACGTGAACTTGGGAGATGTGATTATGTACGTAAACAACGGAGAGAAAGCGTCTCACGGTGATGTTCAAAAAGTTCCCGCTAAAAGGTATTCTGAATTACAAAAGAAGAGACACTTTGATAAGACTGGTGAGGTTCTCCAAGATGTTGACTCATACATAAAATTGAATTCTTACATCTTGGAACCTGATGACTTAGAGGCAAATCCTGACATGACGGGGGATTACAATGTAGCACGGGCGGTTACGACCTTTAACAAACGTATTGAACCACTTATGGTTTGTTTTAAAGACGATGTTAGAAATGGTATGTTAGTTAATAATCCTGAAGATATGGGTATCTTTACCTCAACTCAGTGTGAATTAATTAACGGATACCCTATGGGGGTTGGTGACCAAGATGAGTTGGATGAAGTTATGACAATGTCTGACGGTGAAGTAAAATATTGGGAAAAAAGAGGACTTTCATCAAATTATATGTACGATTTGGCAGAACAGGGATGGGAGCAGTATATTTACCAATATGAAACTGAAACAAATAGTTGACCTCAAAGTCAATGACCCTAATGCCAATTTTTGGTTGATTCGTAAAGGAAGTGCCAACAAAGTTGGTCGTCCAACTCGTGAGTTTTCACCTGAACACATCGGAGTGACGGTTACTCGTCCTGACTTGGTAGTACCCGATTATTTGTTTTACGTATTTGAGCACTTGGCAAACCAAGGGGTATTTGTTTCCATGGCACGTGGTACCACAAACTTACAAAGTATTAGTGTTAAGGATTTGAAAAATATTCCTCTTAGGACTGCTTAAGTCCGTCAGAGGAAATAATGTACCAAGTTCCGGCACAGAAACGGAATTCTACACACGCCCCTTTGTCAATTACAATCTCGTCATACTCTTCATCGATTCTTCCCACGTCGGGAATAATCAAAACTTTCGTCATTGCTTTGATTACAGTGTGGTCAGTGGAAATACTGTCCAATCTAACTTTGGAACTATCAATTCCTCTGATTACAACACAGGCTTCACCATGTGTTTCATAAAATGGTTCCGATACAACGGCAACTTCTGAAGTGTGAATTACTTTGTTGTTGAAAATTCTTTGAGAGGGGACACTCTTAATAACAGCCATAAAATTATATTACGTAAATCTGTCTTGGCATTGCTCTGTACTTCATTTGTTTGTTGAGGTTTTCAGCAATTTCCGCTTCCTTCTTCATTTGGTTTTCAGGACGGAGTCTTTCAAGACGTAGTTTTAGTTCTTCTTCTAACTTACTTTTTTCATCTTTAGCCTCAGTTTGAAGTACTTGGTAGTCCATGTTGATTTCACTATCAGGTGTTTTCAAATTTCCACTGTATTTTCCACGAACACGTGCCAAGGTTTCTTTGGCGTAAGCCGTGAACCAACGTCTAACCCATTGTTGACCAGGAACATTTAAACTTTCCCAAGAAAGTTTTTCAATTGGAACATCTGAAGGTAACTTAATAATGTCAGGATTGTCTTTTAGACATTGTGCTCTACTGTCTCCATCGACTTCGTAATAGAAATACCATACAGCCTTTCCTGTATATTGGGAGTAGTTACTCCATGAAAAGTTACTACCTGGAGCGTTGTAGAGGGTAATTAACCTTTTACCATCAGGAAGACCTGTGATTTTGTAAGTTAACTCACCTCCTAAGATTCTGTTAAGGATGTTTGCCTCTTGAGCCCTTAAAAGATAATCGAAACCACTCAACATAAAGTAAGAACCAGCGTTTCCCATCTGTGCGTAACCCGCTTGGTTAGCACCCAAACCAACACCACCAAATCCATAGTCAGTAGTTCCCCATAGGGCTAAGTTTTGAAATGGTTGGTTTGAAAACCAAAGAAGTTCGTTAACCTCTCTACCCGCAGGAATTTCGTAAGACTGAGTATTAGCGCTTAAAACGAAGTAGTCTTGTTTTAATATCCACGGTCCTACAGTTTGTAGACCAACAATTTTTGAGTAAGCATAGGTAAATTGGTCCTCAAAATTCAGTGTTCTTGTAATCAGGGCGTTTGCTACTGATTTTTCACTCATATTTAGATTCACAAGGTTTGTCCATTGTGATTCAATCAACCAATCTAAAACGTACTGTTCGTAATCCTCAATGGAAAGTTCCATTAAGGAGTCCAACATCTCATTTTCTAATTCAACACTACGTAAAGGAGCACCAAGTTGGTGCTTAAGACGAGTATAAATTCGACTTCTTTCGGGTTCTGGAATTACTGCCATACATATAAATAGTCGGTACTATCTTAAGTTGTATAGAAGGTCATTTTTGTCAAAAACATATTCACCAAGAACAATTTCAGGATTGTTTTTGAATATAACAACCCGTCCACCTTTTACAAAAACCATCCAATCGACTTTATACATGTCGATTTCACCAGCTTTGGTAACCACAATTTTGTCTCCTTGTTCTTTAAGTTCATCAAACCCTTTTACTTGGGCGGTAAGGTTTTGTCCTTGAAAGTAAATTTTCAAGTCAATTTTCTGAACGGCATCGATTTCTTTACCAGCGCCAGCTGTTCCGATAACAGTAGAACCTGCTAAGTTTTTTAAAATCTTTTCCTTAGCAGTGGATTCCCTACGTGTTCCAATTTTATCTTTTTCAGTCAGTGTTGACATAATATTTTTGAACGTTGAACTATTGGGGTCAAAGATTCTTCCTGAATACTTATCTATGATACGACACATACGTTTCATTTCAGTAATTTGTTCAAAAGGTGTCTTGTCGTTGAAATCAATAAGTGGTTCACCCATACGTTCCAAAACCAAGTTTAAGTCACGTACCATAATACAAAACACCGAATAGTTGGTATTCATGTAATTAATGATTGAACGACCCTCTTTTTCCAAGTTGTAGACACCTGGAATTTCTCCATTGTCACGTTGGTAGTAGTACTTGTCGGCAAACTCTTTTTGGTGAACTTTAATAATTGCGTTTTTGTAGTTGTTCCGTGCGGTTTTGTTGACGTTGAACAACATACGGTAGAATTCTACCTGTTCACGAGTACAAGGGTTGGATTTACCTTCCATGAGTAATTGTCCCATTTGTTTGGTTTCTAATAGTTGTGTTTCAGTTTTCATTTTGTATAACCCTTCAACAAAGTCCCAATTGACAACGGTCCAAAAGTTTTTGATGTACTCGTCTCTTTTGTTTTTGTATTTGAGGTAATACGCATGTTCCCACAAATCTAAGCCTAAAAGTGGATATCCGCCGCCTTCTATCACATTCATTAGAGGATTATCTTGGTTTGGGGTAGACATAATCTTTAATGTGTCTTTGTTAGTAAGAACCAACCACACCCAACCTGAACCAAATCTTTCCTTAGCAATCTTCTCAAATTCTTGTTTGAACTTAATGAAGTTGCCAAAATCTTTTCTGATTTTTCTATCCATTTCCTTTCCGACTCTTTTCGGGGTTGGGGATAACATGTTCCAAAAAAGTGTGTGATTGAAAGCACCACCTGCGTTGTCTCTTACAGCTTTAGGATACTTGGAAATACTTTTGATAATTTTTTCCAAGTCATCACTTCCTTTTCTTTTTTCCAAAAATCCGTTGAGTTTATCAACGTAACCTTTGTAGTGTTTATTGTAGTGAACGTTCATTGTCTCGGGGTCAATGAATCGTTTCAAGGCTGAATAGGCATACGGGAGTTTTTCTATCCCGATTTTTTTCATTTCTTTGATAAGAACTTTTACCTCTTCCTTTTTTTGTTCGTGAATAATTCTCTTTTCGAGTTTTTCCACGGATTCTTGTAGATATTCCATGTTAGAAGATTTTTCTATAAATAACAGGAAACTTGAGTTTATCTTCTTTGGTTAATGCTCTTTAAGATTTCTTCTACAACATTTGTTTCGTCTTGAGTGTCACCCATTACAGTTCCGATGATTCTCTTTTTTGCTCCGAGAATGTCGTAAATGATTCCCTCGATAGTGTTATCGAAGATAGGGTAATAAACCAAAACATTGTTTTTCTGTCCATATCGGTAAGCTCGGTCTTCACTTTGACTATGGTCAGAGGGAAGAAACGAAAGGTCATTCATAATAACGGCTTCGGCAGCGGTTAGGGTAATACCCACACCAGCAGCTTTGATATTTCCAACAAACACTTTTACTTTTTCATCTTCTTGAAACCTGTCCACAGATTCTTGTCTTTGATTTTTAGACATAGAACCATCAAGTCTTACCGCAGATTTTCCAAAGTGTTCACAAATGGATTCCAAAGATTTCGTAAAGTTACAAAAGATTATAACTTTTTTTCCTTGTTCTATAATGTTTTCCGCAAGTTCAATAGTGTGTTGAGTTTTTTCATTCGCAATTACCTGTCGAACTTCCGTGAGTTTAGTGAATTGAATTGATAGGTTTTTACTTTCATTTGGATTTTTGTCGTACCAATTGTAGTAATCCCCCATCACTTCTTCGTACATTTTTGACCTTAGTCTCAAATATACAGGGGTAATAATTTTTTCAGGTAGGTCCAACACATCTTCTTTTAGTCTACGTAAAACTGTAGAAGTGGTTCGGTCCCGTAGTTCTTCCAAGTTGGATGCCCCCATGACATTCCAAACTTTTCTCATTCCCACTTTGAATTGGTAACCCGAACAATATCTAATCACATAAGCCATCCAATTTTTTGCCACAGGTGAATCCACCAAACTCAAAAGATTAAAATAATTTATGGGACGTGATGTCATAGGGGTGCCGGTCAACAACCACAATCTTTCCACATCTTTAACCAAGTCGTTAATTAGTTTGGTTCTTTGGGCTTGTACATTTTGGATGTAGTGAGCCTCGTCGATTATTACCAAATCAAATTTGGATTGTAGAATGATTGAGTCTTTTCTATTTTTTGTATCGTGAAAGTTTTTGATAATGTCGTAGTTCATTATCACAATCTCAGCCTCGGGAGAGTAGTTTTTACCCTCACAAACATAAGACGACTTTTTTGAATACAACTCATATTCCCTTTGCCAGTTAATCTTCAGGGTTGCGGGACATATGATAAGAATTTTCTTGGCACCTGCTTCCAAAGATGCGATGATAGTTGAGGTTGTCTTTCCCAATCCCATATCGTCAGCCAAGATGTATTTTTTATTTTCAAGTAGTTTCTCAATGGCGGTCTTTTGGTGCTCAAGTGGAGGACGGTGACTGTACTTCTCGTAGTTTATTTCTCCAATCTCAACTTTGTTATCTTTTATAAGTGATACCTTAGGAACCCAAATGTCGGACAGGGCGTCTCCCTCAAAGAACTTTCCCCAAATGTGGTATGCTTTATCTTTCTCTGCCAACAACTTTTCAATCCAAAGTTTTTCAGGCACATTGATTAGGAATTTGTCGTTGGCAATTTTGTTAGAGAAATATGAGTCCAACATAACCCACTTCTTAGCTACCTTGGGGGTGTTGTCTTTATTGGTAACAATATACTCGGCTTGACTACGGGTGGGATAAAACTTTTTATTATTCTGAAGTTTGTCTTTTAAACCTAAAATATAATTGTTTGCCCCCTCGTATGTTTCAAGAATTGAAACAGCTTTGGATTCTATTGTGAGGTTAATTCCCATTATTTTACTTCTATAGATTGCCCTGTGCTTGCCCAATAATTACTATCTCCGTAGAATACGGTAATTTCTTCCCCAACTTCAATGTCCCGAAGAGCGTAGAAATTGAAACTTTCTTGTCCGTCGGTATTGTTCCATTCGGCACTTGGATTCTCCGAATGATTATAATATGAAGAATATCCAAGACCAATAACAAAGTATTGGTTTTGTCCTCCACGTGGATAGAAAAACCTATAATGAGACATGACGTTAGAGTCTAATTTTAAGACAGGAGCAACTTCAAAAATTTCTCCTTTCAAAATCTTTTGTGTGGCAAACACGCCCAACCCGTGAATAACACTGTCGGCGACTTTAATTTTATGTGGAGGATTAATGACCATTTTACTGATAATAATAACAATCCTACATGTATTTATCAATATATCGGTTATGGCAAATAAATTAGTACCAATTACTCGACTTGGCAAATTCTTCGGTGGTGAAGATTATGCGTTGGATGTTTCGATGGGTTCTGAATGGTTGGAAGGTGATATGAACTTTACCGTCATTCTATATCGTATTGATAGATACAAGACAAGAATCGATGATGTTTATGGGGAATCACCCGAGGGTGGAATTCAATTCTTGGCACCTGTGGAACTTAAGGGGTATGTTCAAATTTTATCTCCGACTGGTATGAGACTCGGTAACTCTCGTATTGAACAAGACGAACCAGGTAATATGAGATTTTCTATTTATCAATCTTACCTTGATGAATTGGGGGTTGATATTGCTTATGGTGATTACTTGGGTTATTATGAAACTGAAAGCAAGGTACGTTACTATTCTGTTGCCGATGATGGAAGGGTTGTATCAGACAACAAACATACTTACGGAGGGTATAAACCATTTTACAGGACCATTGTTGCAACTCCTGCAAGCCAAAATGAATTTTACGGAACCTGATGCCATATCCAAAACAAATAAAACCTACAATTGATTTAGTTCCTCCGAAGACTCTCTCTGCTAGGCGAGAACAACTATTGGAGTTCATTAATAAAGACGGGACGTATCTCCCAAAATCTGTATTGCATGCGGATTTGGATTTGGGTATGTTGGAGTTTGTAAAAACTTCACTTCAAACCACAGTATCAGGCAAGGATATTAGTGTTATCAATAAAATTATTACCAATCAAAGGTGGTCTCAATTCACTGAAACTTGGGATTTTGTTGACAATGACTTCAACGTACAACTTCCATTTATAACGGTTGTTAGAAAACCTGAAGTTAAATATGGTACCAATCCGTCACTTCAATACACAATACCAGTTAGAAAACAATTTTACTACGCCACAGTTCCCACTTGGAATGGAAACCAAAAGGGATATGATGTTTACACAATTCCCCAACCTGTACCTGTTGATATTGATTATAGTGTCAAAATTTTATGTAACAGAATGAGGGAATTAAATACATTTAACAAAAATGTACTTCAAACTTTTTCTTCACGTCAAGCATATACATTTATCAAAGGTCAATATGTACCAATCGTTATGAACAACATATCTGATGAGTCAATCATTGATGTAGACAAAAGAAATTATTACATTCAAAGTTACGACTTCACCATGTTGGGTTATCTAATTGATGAAGAGGAGTTTCAAGTGAAACCAGCCGTTGCGAGAGTTCTTCAAGTTTATGAAGTAGATACTCAAGTTCCCGTTGGAAAGCGTAATCAGATTACACCACCAAATCCCGATGAGTTTGATTATCCGTTTTTTTTCACATCAGGAAATACGACGCTAACCGATTTTCCTGTAGACTACAGAATTGATGTGAAGTTTATTGAATCAACTAATGTAGATTCTTACGATGTTTACATCAACGATGATTTTTATGGGTCAGATATTTTTGACATTCAATTGAATCAAGGAGATAAGTTTCAGGTAGTTGTTACCAAGGAAACTGTCGGTGAAGAAGCAAATATTTTGTTCTCGGCTAAATTAGTTTAGTCCTCTCCGTAAATATCTTTTTTGTCCCCACACCTTTCGTAAATAAGGTTTTCTAAAAACCTATACATTTTCACTCCGTGTTTATCACAGTAGTTTTTTAACACTGAGTGTGCCTGTTTTGATATTTTAAGGTTCTTAATATCCTGAGAGGGAATTTTCATAAAGGTAGAAAAAAGGCAGAATAAAATCTTACTGCTTATCAATACATATCCAAAAGTCAAGTTTTTTACTTTTTACTTGAATATTTATCTATAAAATAAATCCGAATAAGAAAAATTAAAATATGTTTTTTCAAGTAACAACACAAGCCAATCAAAAGGTTTTTGTATCTCCTGGTGTCTATACATCCGAAACTGATTTGTCATTTGTAGCACAAAGCGTTGGTGTAACGACTTTAGGTTTGGTTGGTGAAACTCTATACGGTCCGGCTTTCGAACCTATATTCATAACAAACTACGATGAATTTCAGAACTTTTTTGGTGGTGTAACCCCTGAAAAATTTGTAGGAACTCAAATTCCTAAATACGAAGCGGCTTACATCGCTAAAGCCTACCTTCAACAATCTAATCAATTGTTTGTAACAAGAGTCTTGGGGCTTTCAGGTTATGACGCAGGTCCTTCATGGACTATAACCGCTATTGCAAACGTTGACGGGGAAACCGTAGGTATTGACGCTGGTGTTGCTCAAATTTTTTGGTCGGCTACTTTCACAGGTACATCGACAGGTACATCTGTGACTTTTACATCTGCACTACCTTCAATAGTTTCAAACTCTCTCAACACACAATACACCCTCTATGACGGTTCAACATCTTCTTATTCGAAAGACATTCAAGGGTTCATGAACTCCATATCGGGTAACACTTCGTTATCAGCTACAACGGCACAATTTTACGGAATGCCCTCT